GACGAAAATCGCCAAGAAAGGGGGAGCTAGATCATTTGCCGGCCAGTGGCTCGAGTTTTCTTTCGGGTGGAGTCCTCTTGTCGGGGACATCTACTCAGCGGTCGATATACTACAAAATCCCATAAAGACTTTACGTCCTACAGGGAAAACTTCGACACGTCTGTTCTCCAAGTCGGAGACTGGCAGTAAGACGCAGTGGCAGTCCACAGGATATACCTGCGATACTTACGAGGGTAGTGCTCACGCAAAAATGGGGTGTGAGGTGACGATAACAAATCCGAACCTCTTCCTCGCGAACAACCTGGGTTTGACCAACCCGGCCACAGTCATCTGGGAGCTAATACCTTTCAGTTTTGTTGTTGACTGGTTCGTAAACGTGGAGCAGTTCTTGTCTTCTGGAACTGATTTCCTCGGGTTAGGGATCTCCAATCCCTGGACTACCTTCATGAACAAGGGCGTATACTTTCAGCAAGTTTGGAACCCCTTCGGGAACCCGACTCAGCAGGAACAGTACGCAATCTATTCATCTGGTACCCGCATACTCGGCCTTGTGAAGCCAGTATTTGGAACCCGTCCTTGGAAGATCCCGGGCTGGCGTAGGGCGCTCAACATGGCGTCCGTCGCTACTCAGGTACTCACTAAGGGCTAGATTGATCCTTTCAGGAACGACAAATGCCAACAATGGCCAGCGTTACCATCAAGAAATTTGATGGTACAACCGACATCGTCTACGACGCTCTGTCGGGATCCGGGGGTGATGGTGCCCCCGCCGTGTGGCGCCAGGATACTGGTGCTCCGGCAGCCCTCCCGAATGGACTTCGGTCCACCTTCAAGATGTGGAGCCAATGGAACGGTCCGAAGACGGCGCGGCAGGTGAAGTTCAACTTCGTCATGCCTTACGCCACTCAGGACTCGACCACGACGCTTTACAGCGCGAAGGACCGGGTGGTCTGTGACATCATCTTCACGTTGCCCCAAGGCATTCCTTCTGCGAACCTCAACGAAGCCTACCAGATTTGTCATCTGGTCGCTGCAACGTTGGTCAAGCAGGGGATTGTTGCGGGCTTCGCACCCACTTAAGGAGATAGATGTGAAAGAGTTTACTTTCGCTGTATCACACCCCACCCCATTCCTAGTCCCTGTGACGCTTCTCCAAATTCGGAGTTGGCAGTCTCGGGGGCTAGATGGATGGGTATGGGATGATGAGCTAGGTTGGCTCCGAGCATCGATTCTTCCTCACGCTCGGTCGATTAAGTTCGACTTGGCGGGGTGGTGCGAATGATGATGTCTAACGGATTGCTACCAGATGATGTGGTGCGATCGGTCTCTCACCTATTAGAGGACCTAGCAACTCCTATTTCTCTAAGCGTGGCCATCAAGCTACGCTATGGGGACTGGGATGGGATTTCGGAAATGAATCCGGATCCACGATCGTATCTCTGTGGCCAACGTTACGCCCGCGACGCGGCGGCTTGTGGAGTGTTGAGGAAGCTTCAAGAGCTCCCGACAACCCATGACCGTCGTGCCGTTGCCCTCCAGAAATGGTGGGAGGGTGAACGCCAGTGCTACAGAACCAATGAGCGACTTCGTCGGTATCTACCTGAAAACCGTCTCTTCGACGATGGTAGCGACGCGATACGTGCCTTTCTGTCACGTACTCGACAAATAGTTGTTGATTGGATAGGCTACGGACCTTCTGACCTTGCGGAAGGAAGGTTTGGGCCAGGTGCGACTTTTGCAAATCGCGGCGGGAAGACCACTGTACCCGACAAAATGTCTACCGACCCCGTTTTGACTCGTGACGCCGTATGGTACCTACCACAGTGGTTGGGTAACATGTGGGGCGCAGCTCATGCGCAACGTTGCGGAGAGTTCACCTTTGTCCAGGGTAACCGTTATACAACGGCCCCTAAAACCGCGAAGACGGATAGATCGATAGCTGTAGAGCCGTCGATTAACGTCTTCTATCAACTGGCTCTCGGGAGAGAGCTCAGGCGGCGCCTTGCAAGGCGGCCGCGCGTGATCCGGACGGGGCTTGCGCCTCGTTACAAGAATTACGCCGGTTGGGACTTGGATGTTGCGCAGGATCTCCATAGGCAGGTCGCCGAGGAATCTAGCGTGACACGGGAGTTTGCAACTCTCGACCTCTCGAATGCAAGCGATACCGTAGCCAAGATCCTAGTCGAGATCTTGCTACCCCATGACTGGTTCAGTGCGCTCGATGACCTAAGGTCAAAGAAAACACTAATGGACGGTCACTGGGTCATGCTCGAGAAATTTTCGAGTATGGGGAACGGTTTCACGTTCGAACTTGAGACGATTCTTTTCGC